GATTGAATATATCGGTATGAGGCAAAAACCCGCCGCGAAAAATCATAAGGAGACGTGTCAACATCCAATACCGCGCCAATGTCTGTCCATGCCGCCGCATCGTTAGAACCTTGCAGGCGGAATTGCAATGACGATCCAGTAGTTAAAGCCAACCCATAAATATACACAACGCCTAGATTCTGACTCGTACCAAAATCGTACTGCGCTACCACATATGGGTTAAGCACACCGATGTTGGTAGTAGTCGTAAAAGACGTTGCGTTGTTAAAGTCGGTTAGGTTTCCAGTTGTGCCACCATTTGGTGCGCTTACAGTAGGTGTTAATGCTGTGAGTTGCCTTAGGGTGATGTCAACATGCTCAAGGCCTCCACGCCTTTTAAAACCGCCTTGCGGCATGACAATAATGTTTTCCATACGTTCAGCAGCACCATAGTATTGCTCAATATCGCTGCGCCCGTACATTTTTGGGTCCAGCTCACCCTGTGTAAATCTTTGCTGCAACAGCTTTGTTCTACTCATGTAGAAAACCTTGCTGCAATAATAGGAGAGCTAAAGATAAATTCATTGCGCTTTTGTTTGCTGTCTGTCGATGCAGCCGCTCCAAACAAACCGCCTTTCATGTTCCCGCCCGGAGAGCCGTACGCCTTGGTAGTGTAATATTGCGCCAGCGTTTCATCATGACAAACAGGTACCGCTATATGTGCCGCAAAAGCATGAATCATAAATTGAACAAAATAATGTGGCCAGACAGTTTCAGAAGCATACACCGTGTAATCTGCGTAAAGAGTTTCATAATTGCTGTAAATGCGCCTGCCGCCGTCAGAAGCATAAATATCATAATTATTTACAGGGCTTACATTTGCTTGATTGCTATTAAACACCGCCCATATTAACAAAGCCTCTGCCGGGACAATGTGAATATATTTGTATTCGTTTACTGGCGTTGCTAATTCTCTGCTTAAGAAAGATTTCTTAGTTGCAAACGTCCAAGGATGTAGCGTCAAAGATGCTGCTACAAAATCATTATATAATAGCTTGCAAATATCAGCTTCATTTGTGCCTTCATTAAAACTTGAAATAGGGGAAGCTCTTAATAAAGTTAGAGCCTGTGAACATATATCTAAATCACTTAAAGCCATTTTACCCCCAAAAGACTAGGCCGCCTGTTGAAGACGGCCTAATCCATTGCATTGCGTTAGTCAGTATCAGTGACGGTTGAAGCCGTAGTATCCGTAACATCGACGACACCACCGGAAATACTGTTTACAATATGCCTACCTTGGGTGGAAATGGTTCCACCGTTTTGTGCGCCTATTGCAGTAGTCCAACTCGTGCGTTCAATAATGTCACCGACACTAAGAGTATTAGCCGCTGCATTAAAATAACCAGTGGTGTCAACCGCCGCTGCGGCATCCAACGTCCAGTAACTCCAAAGAGTAGAAGCTTGCCCACGTTTTGCTTGGTGGGTCATTGCAGTAAGACCAGATAATTCGAAAGGCATGATAAATACTCCTAGATAAAATTAATTAAGCTTCGTAGCAAAGAACGTTAATGACCCCGTCAGTATCAATGGTGACAGCACCAGCAGAAAAATAACTGCGTATCTGCCATGAAGCCATTGTTGGAATCCAATCAACTGCGGCTTTCATTCCGCCGTTCATGGCTATACCAACAGCATCACGGTGCCAGGCAAGACATTTGCGTTGGTTGGCCGCTGCCAACGGAAGACCACCTTCAGCGCGAATTTCAATAATGTGAAATTTAAAATTCATAAACGAACTAATTTCGCCCGTAGTTAATGCTTTAAAAGTATTATAATCAGCAGAGCTAATTTCTGTTTCACGCAACGCAAACATTAAAGCATCGGCGGTAACAGCAATGTTTCTGCCTTCGGCGGGGACACCGTTGGCATTCATTAACGCAGCCGCACGTGTCAGTTTTTCTATGTTAAGACTTGTGTTGGCTCCACCTTCAGAAATTGGTACGGATGTAGCAAATGCAGAAGCATTCATAGCGTCAATGATAATCTGGTCATAGCGACGGCCTGCTGCGTTACCCGCAACTTGTGCTAGTTCCAGTTTTTCGTCAAAAGCTAGTTTTTCTAAATCTTCGATGTAGGCATAATCAGTAGCATCCCAGTCGCGGATGGTTACGGTTACATTGGTATGCACCGTGTTCATTGGCGTCAGGGTAGTACCGGGGTTGCGTTCTGTGGCAATCCCTTTCCCAAGTTTGGGGAAAGAAACAGTACGCGCGTTTGCGTTCATCCGCTCGCGGGTAGTTCCATTTAGCTTCGCACCTGCTTGAAACGCATGTTTAACGAGTGGCTCAAACTCTGTACGAAAGTTTACTGCTGCTGTAGTTGACATTTAAATTCTCCAAAAGGTTGAATGTTTGATTTTTCAACGAGAAGGCCACTTAAATGCCGGGTCGGACAAAGCCGAGAAGGCCGCAACTAGCGGGTCGTTATTTACCCTATATAATAATCTTAAGATAAAATCAAGGTTTAAGTAGAAGCAATCTTAAACAATTTTTGCCGTATAGCATTATATTTAATTTGATCTTTTGCGTTGGCTGCCTTTACTAATTCGGCTTCCAATTCCGCTTTTGAAAAGCTCGCATTAGCCATAGTTTCATTTGGCAATGGTACGTCTTGCGTGTTGGTCATAGCCGATCGAATACGGTTAAACGCACGCAAAGCATCTGCATTTGTAATCATGCTCTGAACAGCAACAACATCTTCGCTGGTTAAAATGCCTTTAGCGTTCAACTCTCCAACAAAAGCTTTTACGTTTTGCGCTATACGAAATCCAGAAGGACCTAGTTTTTCTAATTCCTGCGCTTTGTATTCAGCAATGCTTTCTTCTGTTGGTTGCTTTTCTTGCGCTATTTTCTGCATTTCTTTTAAAACAGGGGTCATAAATTTTGCAAAAGCATCTTTAGAAAGCCCAGCTTCTTTAGCTGCTACTCGCGCTGCTTCCCACACCGGGTCGCCTTCTAAAGCCAAGTCCTTGCCTTCGTCACCTAAATCAACTGCGTATTCTTTAACGTCTTCGGGGGCAACCGTTTCAAATTCACCTTTGCTTAATTTTTTACGCAAACCTTCAGCGCGGTTTTTTTCGTTATTCCAAGCGTCCAATAATTTTTCAACTGCCGGGCTATTTTTTTCTTTGTCCCAAAACTCTTCAGGAATACCACCGTTTTTACCGTTAGGTGACACTTCTGTCAGTCCAGACAGCAAGGAATCAGTAGCAATTTGAGGTTCTGCATTGGTTGGTTGCTCGGTAGCAAGTTGTGTTTGCTCGGTCATAATTTTACATATTCCTCTATGTTTGGGGCTTTGTTAATTTTTTGCACTCCATTCTGGAATGCCTGCACAAGCATTGCCTGTGCATCGCGTATCAGCATATTTGCATATGCTTTTTCTTGATTAAAATTAGCATTGTAACCTATTTTGTTAACAATGTTTTCTTGTAAAAAATTTAAAAGGCGAGTGCCTTCTTCATTGTTAAAAACTGAATGATACAAAAGATCAGTTTCATATTGTTTGCGTTTTGAATCAATTAAAAGATTTTTGGCTTGTTCCTGGTCATCAAAAACATTCCAATCCCAACGTTCATTGTTTGCTTTCATCGCCGTCTCCTGCGAAAACTTATAATATAATCAGAAATAATATCAAGTACTTTAGAAAAAAACGATTGAGCAAAATGTTTTGCTCTAAAGTGCCGCGCTGAAAAATGATTAATCATGTTGCGTCTATAGTTATATTGGTTCTGTTTCCATTACTATCAACAACAGACACCAACCTGTTTTTACTATCATTTATTGATTTAAATGTTTCAGTTCCTGTGCCAGCTCCAGACACTTTCCCTGCTAACACGGCAGCAAACACACGCATCATTTCTCCAGCAGTGTAGCCATCCCCAAGGGGATAATTCCATACAGCGTCTGCTATTTCTTGAGCGGTAGGACATTGCCCAGGAACAGTATATAACAAACTAGCATTATTTGCAGAATAAACATATGTTCCATTATTAGCAATAATTTTTCTATTGTAAAATAAATTAACATTGTTTCCAGAATAATTATAAATTCCACCGTCAGCTATTAAAGTAAAGGCACCTATAGGTGTATAGATAAGGT